GTAATCTTATTCGTAGTATAGTTAATACTAGTAATTTTGAACCCCGCCCCACTGTTATCGTCGTCACCAACTTCAACATACGTACCTTCTGTATACCGCAACACGTGGTTTCCTTTCATCGTTAGTACGTTACCAGCAATACTTGTCACGATTCCTTCACTAGCATAATGCTGCTCTATATAGTTTCCACCCCAACTGATTCTAGCAACATCGTTCCCAGCTATAGAAAACCCAGCTGTTTGAACTGTAGCTCCTCTAAAAATATACACAGTATGTCCTTTCTTCGACCAAAGTGTGAAGGAATCCAACTGATTCGCTAAAGTGTACTGAACATCAACTCCCGAATTAACTGTTTTAGTTCCCATAAGAGCTTGAAACAATACGTCTTGTTCTGGAGGAGTACCTGGTGTTCCACTAGGCTTAACATACGTCTCCATACCCCAGTCACCGGGATTTTTCCGTCCTTTAATAGGTGAATAAGCAGAGGCATTCGCCCGAATTTGCTCGTCATCTAGAAACTCCCGTTCCTGCCCAAAATCCACTGGTCCGATGGAGTATATCCTATCAGACGATGTTATCTTCTTTACCGTACCACCTACGTCTTCAATAACAGCAAAGTTTTCTTCCTCGTTTGCAAAAGCAAAATTATATGATACATTAGCCAATTTCTACTCTCCTTTTATTCGTCGTAAACATAACTATAAGTCTTCTTAACACTCCAGTTAGGATCATGTGAAAAAGTTTTAGCTATGCTTTCACTTACTTCGTAAGTTTCCCCAGGAATAACTCTTCCTACTCCCGAGTATTTAATATTCTTATTCTTACCAACATATGTAGCAAGATACTTGTACTTTCTTTTTCCTCTTCTTCTTACCATGTTTCTTTTACCTCCATACTTTTTAAGTTGATTTCTCATTCAGGTAATACCGTGCAAGTAGTCCTATCTCAAACCAATACACTGGTAACTCACCACTTATTGTGGAAATAGTATTAATCCACATACCTGTCGCTTTATTGTTTAGATTAAAGTTGTTGCCAATCTTATTCCGTATAACCTTTACCAAAGTTTCGTAGGTGGAACTAGGTTCATTTTCCCAAGTCACAAAGTAAACTTGTAGCTTCAGGTCAAGATTCATCATGTCTCTTTGACTCGTAAGATCCTCATTCACATCTTCAGCAGGCTCTTTTATTACTATCAACGGTAGCTCGTTTTCTAAGTAATACGCGGAAACATCAACATCGGTATAGCTTCTTCTTACAGTTTTTACTTCCGAAATTTCTTCTAATACAGTTTTAAGCTCTGCTAAAAGGTCTCTTCTATTCTGTGACATACCGCCTCCTTAATTACTACTAAAAAAGGTTATCTCTACTGCGCATACAAAAAGCCCTTGAGGATGTCTACTTCCTGCATCCGTCTCAACAATAGTTAGTTTAGTATTGAAAGCATTTCCACCTCTAGTAATATCGTTAAGGACTGCACTTTTTACTTTCTCCATAAAACTATTCATTTCAGTACCAAGATCCTGTGTATCTGACGCCCAAACCCAACAAACAAGTTCCACAGAAAACAAATTCTTTACAATATCTTTCAATAACCGAACTTTATCAGTTCGTATATCATTTATGAACACCCCGGGATACTTATCTTGAGTTATCGAAGAATTGTAAACTCTCTGATAGTCTACAAACCCTATACCAGATATTCCACTAATAGCAGTAGCAAGATTATCTAGTATAGCCTCTTTAGTACTTTTTGTATAAGCCATTATCTAAGTCCTTCCTTCCACAACTTATCTATTTGCCTCTCTGTGTCGTTGATGTAAAAATTCACCATACTATTAAGTTCCTTTTCTGTACGCCCAACCATTTCTGCCCCTTCCGTTCCTGGATGGTCTACTCGTTTAGTAAATACTTCTGAACCTCTCCAATAAAAATGTAATGCTTTCGTACGCACTGGAAATATAGTATGTGGACGAGTTCCTTCTTCAATGAAAATAAGAACTTCTTTCTTAGGGTAAATGTTATGAATTATAAAACTCTCTACACGTCCTTTCCTAGAATGCGTAACTCTCCATAACTTCTTTATATCAGTTCTTCCTTCTTGAGTTCTAGGAGTATAGGCTACTATCTTCGCTTCTGCTAATTCAACGAATTTCTTGAAACTAATCCCTACGTAAGGAATAATTCTATTATTAATTGACCCTAAACGTCGAAACATTACGGATGAATCAACAGAAACTTTCAAATCTAACATATTTACCTACTATACAGTTTTGCCTTTATGTTAAGTTCGTCGAAAAATTCTTTTTTCCATCGTTCAATAAACGACTCTAACCGTGCCTCCGGATAGTCAACCATTCCTCCCGAACGTTGTATCCCCCCAAGACGGCTTCGTTTCAAAGCTATCTTATTCAAACATCGCCAACTTACCCCAGTTACTACCATGTCTTCGAAATCAGGAGGTACTTTTTCTAAAGTCCACTGTGACTTCTCTATCGACACATACCAATACTTCTTCCCCCCTTCATCAGGTGCCGGATCAATACGAATCTTTCTATTTATAGGATCAAAGTCACAAGTTATGTTTGCGAGACCTCGCATACGTTTCATCATTCTAATCTTCCATAGTGATGGAAAATTATAGTTCTCATTCGCATCTATTTCACTAGTTTCATACCCACCTAACACCATACTTTCCTTCTCTGCGCATGCATCCCAAGGAAGTATTTCCTGTACCCGTAGCGTACTAGATGATACATCATATTCTCTTTGGTTCTTAACTGAAGTAATTGATTTTATCTTTCTTACGGTTATTCGTTCCTCAAGTTTCTGTAGTATCCAACTAGCATTACTAGTTATATCAGTATCATCAAGTTCACCCATATTACTTGTAATTCCCCCACACTTAGAACGAACATAACTAATTAACTGTACTTCTGTCATATCTTTGTACCTCCTCCTTTCTCGCCTTCATTCTCAATCATTCTAATTCGCTTTGATTTCTTAGGATATATAGTATGAATTTCCCCAAAAGCATCAACGATATACTTGTCTACTGAACTGTTGTTCCGGATAACTCTTTTTCGTATTCTCATTTCTTTTTATAGTCTTTAAACTCATACCAAACCTTTGGAGGGTTCCTCTCCCCCCTAGTCACTTCATAAAACAACTGATCAATTTCCGCTTTTAGCTCACTTCTTTGGTTATTTAGTACATTTATTGCCCGTTTTGCCTCTGCTACTGTATGATCATCTAAGTCGTTATTATGGGCTACTACCTCTTTATTCCAAATCTTTAGATTAACAATGGTTAACTTATCCACAAGACTTCCTAAAGTTTCAGCCATTTGTATTTCTCTCTTTAGTATACCAGTTTATAGTTTCCTTCAATCCTTGGTCGAAAGATACCTGGGACTCAAATCCAAACAACTGTTTCGCCTTATCTACTGCAAGTTTTCTTTGTGGCTGTCCGTTCGGTTTGCTTGTATCCCAACGTATCCTTCCAGCATAACCTACCAACCCACTTATTTTCGAAGCTAAATCCTTTACAGAAATTTCTTCTCCAGTACCTACGTTAACTGGAGCTGCTCCATTATAGTTCTTTAAAGCTAGATAAATAGCTTCAGCACAATCCTTAACGTTAAGAAATTCTCTTGTAGGGGTACCATCCCCCCACAACGTTATCTCACTTCTACTAGTAACTTTAGCATCAAAAACTTTTCTAGTTATTGCAGGAATTACATGTGCTTTCTTCTCATTAAAAAACCCAGGATCTCCAACTCCATAAAGATTCGAGGGCAGTAGAAATATAATATTTAATCCATACTGGTCTCTGTACGAGTTAGCCATGACAAGCAACGCTTTCTTGGATATCCCATACGGAGCATTTGTTTCTTCTGGATATCCAGTCCATAAAGCTTCCTCACTAAAAGGAACTCTAGTATATTTAGGGTACGAACATACTGTACCAGTAATCAGTAGTTTTTGAACTTTATTCTTTCTACAAGCTTCTATTACATTCATACCCATCTTCATATTATCGTAGAATAAGGATCCAGGATACCTCCTGTTCCACCCTATACCACCACAGTTAGCAGCAAGATGTATTACAACATCCTGACCAGCAATTATAGAGTTTGTAATGTCTTCGTTTCTAAGATCATAGTCACTTCCTACTCCAACGTATTCTTTACATCCTTTTCTTGATAGTACTTTCATTACCTGTGTACCTAAGAACCCAAAGGCACCAGTAACTAGTATTTTCTTATTTCTTAGTTCCATCACTAATCCTTTTAAAAGTTATCCAAGCTTCACATCCATCGTTTCCCCCACCTTTAGAATTCCACAAGTGAGAAAAACACCAATCAAACTTTTTTAATTCACAAAACCTTCTTACCCAAAACTCTTGAGGATAAATAGAAACATGTGACTTATCTAAACTTTTATACGAAAAGTCATTTACATCACGATCATCGTTCCACGCTAGAACCGGAAGACGAATAAGAATATACTTACTAGCCACCCTATTAATCTGTTTTACTGCCTTAAAAATTTCTTCAATAAAAAGATGTTCAAGAAGATCGAAGCAGGTAACCAATTCAAACTTATTACTATCGTAGGAAATACTTTTCACATCCATTACCTTTAGAAATTTCTTAACGGGACTACGAGCAACAGCAGCTGTAGAAACATCTATCCCATACGCATCTACTTTCTCCTCTCTTAACTTGTTAACTAAGAACCCGTATCCACATCCTACATCCAAAGCATTTTCTACTGGAAATACATACCTTTTCAAGTAATTCAGTTTCTTGTTACTTTCTCTATTAGCTACTTTGTTGTCTAAACTCGGTGTAACATTAAACCGGTCTTTCCAGTACTTTTCCCAGTAGTTAGAGTCGAAAAAATCTTTATTTGATCTGACTTCTCTAGGTTTATAGTTAGTCATTACCATTACGAATTTCTTTCTTTCTTATAACCAAGTTGAGACATAAAATTCCCCCACCGTTTCCAAAATTCATCATTCTGGGGGTCTGTTAATGTTTCTTTCCACTGACCAGGACCTCCTCGAATACCAACCCAGGTAAGACGATTCGATCTACTATATATTCTATTAATTCTTTCAAAACTAGAACCTTTTATAGCTTCCACTACAACCTGCTTATCAGCCTGCAACCCTATAAATTTACATACTTCAGCTACTGTATCGTATATGTTTGCAACCATATCCTCATACTTAACAACTAAAATACTATTAATATTTCTTTCCTTACCTTTCAACCATGACTCTGTATGTTGTCTCCAATTAACCATAGGAAAAAAAGGAAAGTAAGAATTAAGAAACATCCTTAACCAAGTATTAAAGGTACCACTATATTTGTTCAATTTTTTATTGAAATGAAAGTATGAAATCGCCACGTCACGGGGATCTCTGTAGAGAAAAATCGCTTTGCCCCACTCTAAAACTCGGTAACAGAAATGAGTTTTAAACACTCTAGGGTTAGTTAATGTATCCACCATTTCTTCAGTAGTAATAGGAGAGTGAAGGTCAGGAACAGTTCTATTCACAAGATCCTCTTTCTCAATGTTCTTACCAGGATACCTAACCAATGTTATAAGATGCCGGAGCCAAGTGTTTCCTGACCTAGGATAGCTTCCTAGCATTATATCGGTTGACTTTAATACGTACTTACCATGTATCATTCTTCGTAGTTTCCTTTCTTGAAGCATTGCCAACAAGTAATTCTACATCACTCACTGTAGCTCCTTATCATAACCAAACACTTCAAAATCCTTCTCATACATCTTCTGCACCATTTTTATAGTTTCTTGATCGTAGTAGTCTTTGTAGTTTCCATATTCTCTTCTATCTCTAATACTAGGGTTAAGATAATCAATAACCTCCTCCAACTTAATTCTTTGAATACCTAACTGATCACATACTAAGTCAAAGTCACTTTGTAACCTTTCATACTTACCAACGAAATCACACAACAACTTGTTTTCTTCATCTACAAGAGGGCAAAGTTGAGGAATAACGGGTCGCCTACCTTCAAATTGGTCTTGAATCAGTCTTTTAAACCCCTTCTTACTAAACTCATACTTTCCAAAATTTCCATTATTTTTTCTATGAAAAAACCCAGATACCAACCGAACAAAAGGATTTCTAACAAACGTAAAAACAAAGTAGTTACTTATATCGTCAGACAGTTTCCAATAATCTAACTTAGTTCCACGTAACCCCATCAACTTAGTAAACACTCCATCTTTACCTTTACCAATCGTTCCCCCATTCTTATCTATCTTATAAACATCTTTCATACCACTAATTACAGAGGGAAGAGAGGAATGCCCACCCTTATAGAAATCAATATAGTTTCTCAATGCATATATAATTGTCTTACCCGCCGTACGAGGAGTATGCTTAAATATAAACTTTCGTCGTTCCGACGTAATCATTTACTTCACGTTCCTTTCTATAAACGATTTCATCACTTCCGGATGGGTTCCAGCAAACTTCTCCACCTTAGAACCCAATGCCTGAGGAATTTTTCTATTCTCCCATTCAGGTAATACAACTTCAACATAGTAACTGCCCCAATCTTCTTTACTATATTCCTTACCATTACGGTTCCGCATTTCACGATCACGATGAAAGTATAACTTACGTTTCTCTACAAAATGCTCAAAAGGATCACACCCTGTGTAATGAAAAAAACAAACGTCCTTCAAAATTATTCTTTCAGGAAATTTCAAACCAGAAAAGCCAGTTTTTCTACCTTCCTTACTATCTTTTTCTCTACCAACCCAGTGATGTTTCAACTGCTTAATTCCAGGAACTAGTCGAAACGCCCCTACATCCCGAGGTCTATCCCAAGAATCTCCACGAAGTATATGCCAACAATCACCATAAAAATGAATCCATTGCCAACTAAATAGTTTAGTTCTATTACTAGCTGTATGCAAATAGTTAACCAGTCTCTTTATGTCAGATTTCTTATATACTTCATCAGCATCCTGGAGAATACACCAGTGGTCGTATCCTTTCTCCATTTCGTCAATGTATGCTTGTCTCTGAAAAAGTTTATTTTTGTAAGTTCCTTGTATTACTTTAATTTTTGGTCCTATAGACTTTACAATTTCTACTGTACGATCTGTTGATGGTCCCGTGGGAGACCCATCAACAACAATAATCTTGTCCACAAACTCGTATGTACTTTTCAAGGCATATTCTACTATCCATTCCTCGTTATGGACTATCATCCCAATGTACACCATTACTCCACAACCTTCCACGCTAACAAGTTAGATCCTTCACAATCCTTTGTTCCAATAGTGTCCGTATTCCAACCTAGCTCGTGAAAAAATTCAGGATATAAGTAAGATAGGTGACGTTCATAAGGGTTTCCCGCTACCACACCTTGTTTGTACACCCCCCAAGGACACGCCACAACAGACATTATATTAGACGTTTTATAACATTTCATCAAAGCATCCGATAACTCATCCTTCTGTAAGTGCTCCGGACCATGCCACCACATTACTACGTCAAATTTGTTTACGAAATATTCATCTAACTTACGAACATCCCCTTCAATAACATTCCATCCTTGCTTCTTTAGTTTTCTAACATTTGGAGGCCAAATTTCAAGTATTGTTATATCATACCCAGCTGCCACAAAATACTTTACCATTTGTTTTCTATCCCTTGCTCCAACATACAGTAAAGTATTGTAACATAAAATATCTGGACAATTTAGTAGTAATTGCTCTACTCGTGTCATTCTTTTATAGTCTCCTTAATTCTTGTATAAACTTCGTCAACGGAAAGATTCCTCAAACAATCGGGAATAGCTATATTCTCCTTCCTCCTATACTGTCTTAAAATACCCGGTCTACACGGAGCACTAAAGTCACAGTAGTTCTTTCTTAGCATGGGACAACTACCTTGTATAGGAATCATAGTATCAAACATTTTAGCAAAAACCTTACCATTACGGTTACCGAAAATAGTAAGTACAGGTACATTCAAAGAACCCGCTAAGTTAGAAAGTCCCGTATCTGGTGAAACAACTAGATCGGCTTGTGATACGATAGCAGCAGCCTCTCTAAATGTATACTTAAAGTTATTATTTTCTGGGTTCCCTAGTATAGTAATTGCATAATCTGTTGACTGCCTAAGTTTGTTAACCAAAGTTCCCATATACGGCCACACTTTCATAAGGTTACTTCCTCTCCAAACTATTACAAGTTTTTTTCTACCATCTGCAAACTTCCACCTTTCCTCAGCCCACTTTATCTCCTGGGGGTCTACAAAATAGTCCGGCTTTAATGTACCTTTTTCAATACCTAACATATCTAAATATAACTTCGTTCTACAAGACTTAACTTCCCCCAACTCCTCTATCTCTCTAAGTTCCTTACGGTAAGCATAATCTGTAACATCAATAATATGGTCGTATCCAACCCTTTCCACATTTTTTTCTGGTACTATATTATCTATGAATCTGTTTCCTTGGAGAAGAGGTACAAACTGCTCTGGAACGCTGTAACTAAGTATTATACTACTACCAAACCTGCCTTTCAATGCCCTAGCAATTACAGTAATGAAAAGGATATCTCCGTACCCCCCCATTCTTCTCAATATACATACTGATACTTTCTTTTTCTTTTTTATAGTTTCCTTAAACACCTCTACAAGAGTTGGTATACTATTCTCCGTATACAGTTTGTATGGTTTACCATCGATAGGTAAACGAATCCTATCCTTCCATCCTTTATTTCGCCGCTTTACGACATCCAATGTTTTTAATTTTCCTCTCTCAGTATAAGGGTCAATACCCCAAAGCTTTCTAAACAAACGAACATTACGATCCCAATCCTTTTGATGATTCTTTTTTGCTTCAGCATCGAATTCAACGACTTGTCCAAGTAGATGAAGAAAACAAGTATTGTAAGTTTTTACAGGTGCTCTTCCTGCTAACCGTAGTCTAAGTAGATGATCTTCATCCGCTTGGTAACGAGGACCAAATCTTTCATCAAACCGTCCAATTTTTTCTATACATTCTCTAGAAAGCAGTAAAGCTGAGTAGTCTCCCGCTTTCTGTATAGTAACATAACTTTCTACATCAATGAAGAAGTGAGAAAAATCAAAAGTCCTAGCTTTAGTCAAGTGCCCTTTTGAAATAACGTTACCAGTAACCGCATACGCCTGTCTTCTTTCTGCTGTTTCTATAACAGTATCTATATAGTTATCTGCCAAAACAATATCATTGTTACAAAGCATACAGTAATCGTAACCTCTTTCATACGCTTCTTTCATACCTCGATTCCATGCCTCTGGAATAGTACATTTGTATGAGATACATTCTATCCCTCTCTTTCTCAACCAGTCCTGTGTACCGTCAATACTATCATTATCAATTACTAAGATATCGTAGTCGTAAGAGCTTCGTATAGAACTAATAGCTTTCTTTGTAAGATCAAGAAGGTTGTAAGTTAAAACAACCACTAAAACTTTCTTAACCGAAAGACGTTTTTGGACTTCTTCTACTACTTGATCAACTTCTATATTACTAAGACATTTAGGAGTACCACTAGCTTGCTTTTCTTCATAACTATCACCAGGCAAACACCGAAGATTCCACCAACATTTCTCCCCACCATCTGGACAAGGTATCTCAACCGGTACTATTTTCTCGTAGTCTTGTGTCCATATCCTACCATCAACAGAACCAAATAAAACAACCCCCTTCTTTCGTAACGCTCCCATTATATGAAAGAAGAAACTATTCGAACTTACTAATACATCCATTTGTTCCAACAAAGCAACACTTTCTCTTATAGTATATTTCCAGCTATCTTCTTCTTTTTCATCCAACACTAAAACCTGGTAGGTTTCTTTTAGTTTTTTCACCACCTGCTTCATTTTAGGATAAGTCCTCGAAGGACTGGCACTATATATTTGTACTCCTACAATAGGTTCTTCTAAAGAGTACCCCAACTTAGATAACTCCTTCTTAGCCCACCGTCTCTCGTTACTAGTAACCGTATACACAGGAGTTTTGTCCTGCAACGAAAGACCAATATTTTCCAAATAGATAGAGGTACGGTTCCTCAATACTTTATCATTCTTTTCAAACTCTTTCCTCTCAACTTTAAAATCCAAGTCATTAGTACTAAATTCAATATCTGGCTTTGCTGCTTTAAAAGAAGATTTCTCAGTAAAAATACGATCAATGTATGGATTATGTAGCAGTAGTTCCTTATGTTCAGGAAGTACTAAATACCAAACAGATACATCGTTTCCATACTTACTTTTTAATGCTTTAGCAAGAACAGTTGCTAGAATAACATCACCCCTTCCTTGACGATACCGTATTATTCCTACTGAAAACTTTCCTTTCTTTTTCTTCGCAAACTCAAAAGCGCCTTGTATACGAAGACTATCAGGATGTACAAAATAATGAGACGGTATGTTAAGTCTACTTATTTCTCTATTCGTAACAAACTGCCCTGGTTCCAACTTAACAGGATCACCTTGGTCGTAGAAAGTACATCCTACTATATCTCTTCTCAAATACTTCCCATTCTCAAAAAGACTCGTAACTACTCCCATTACTACTATCCTTTCTTTAACACATCCAATTTAAACTTAATCAACCCGAATAATTCGTCACCAGTTAACTCACGTAAACATCTATAGTTATAATTACATCGTTTAGCTACTTCAAAGCAACAAGGACAACTAAATCGTTTACTTAACTGTATAGCCGTTACTTTATGCGGGTACAATGGATGTAACTTTAGTCTGTTTCTACCATCAGTTGGTCCAAAAATACCTACTACCGGCGTCTTCGTAAAGTGTGATATCCAAAGTGGGGCAGAATCCATTGTTATAAGGCATTCCGCCCTCTCTATAAGTGAAAAAAGTTCAAGAATAGAACATTTCTTAAATAGTAACCGTACATTTTTTGGAGGTCGTAAAGGAATCTTATCCCCAACGTATACTACGTTATACTTCTGATCAGAAAGAAGTTTCAAAACCTTTTGTATTACACCACGGGACAAAGACTTTGCATTCGTAGACCCTTGTCCTTGAAACACTATATACGGTTTCTTTTCATTAGTGACTGGAAAATTCTTACTGTTGTAACTCCAATCCAAAAACTTAGGAGGGGTAAACACCCCCAACATGTTGAAGTAGATGTATACTCTAGGTAATTTCTGTAACTTAGGACGGTGATGGTCTTGTTCCACAGTACCATCCAAGTTAATACTATAAGATCCATTAGAGCTACCCACGTATTTCTTATATGGTAGTGCTTGAATATCTAAAGCTCGTAGTATAGGCAAAAACTCTCTCTTTGTTGTAACTAAAACATTAAATCCTTTTTTCTCAAGATACCGTACTACAGGAACTACCATTAAAGTATCTCCCAACGCTATAGTACGATGTATCCGTATCTTCTTCGTCCCTTCTTTTTCTAAAAATTTATAAATACTGTTCACCTTCGTAAGTTCTGGGGTATATGGTAACTCTGAAGTATTAATAAATGTATTCTTAGGTACCACTACACACTCCCCCATACGGTCATAGTAACCTCGGGACATTTCTGTGTCGTTTACTGCTGTCTGAAATAACGACTTCATTTACTTATTTCTTTCTATTCCATTTTACAAAAGCCTTGGAGGGGCTTTAAGCCCCTCCTTAGCTCTTAGCTCTTCTCCAACGTCACTCAGTTTAGGCTTAGCTTGAGGCAAGATTAATTAGAACTAAACCATTGTTGGTTGTTCCAGTACTAGTCTCAGGAATTACACCATAGGCATAACGAGACATAGCCCCTCTTGCATACTGAGTAAAATCGTCACTAACAATGTATCGTGGAGAAGTGTACATAGGAATGTACGGAGCATAGTAACCAACTGCGTACTTCCACCCACCTTTGATTCCAACAAGTATTTTGTTGTCATCAATATAGTTACTAATATACACTTTCCAACGATTATCAATAACTCCTTCGAATCTCCTACCAACTGCAGTTGTACGATCAATACTAATTGGAGCTATATTATGATTCTCTAACTTTTCAAATCGTGCCCAAGTAGTAGGACTCATCACCAACCACCAATCAACATCTATACGATCAAGAACTTTGTTTTCCATTATCCATGCTTTAGCATCCGCTAAAGTATCATAGATTGTACTACGATAAGCTGCTCGAGAAACAGAATCAGTGTCACCTGCAAGATAACCAGTAGGATTCCAAGTAACTGTATGAGCAACACCAGCAATAAGAGCGTCTAGAATCTTACGATCCAACTCTCTTCGAATTTCGTCTGCAAGGTCAGGAACTAATTCACCCTCAATATCAACTTTATACTGACTTTTCCAATCCTGGTCAGCTTCTAATGTCCAGTCCGCTTTCAACTTGTCAGTACCAGCTTCAATAAGTTTCCTTGTAAGTTTCATACTAATTTCACGAATTGTCCCCTGTTCACTACTTCTCACATAATTAGTAGGAGTCTTTTGATCCATACGATCACCTGAAGTAATCCCACTAGTACCATCAGTATCACCATAGGTTTTATCCAAATAGTAGATGTACCCAGTAGGACCAGTCATTGGCTGCGTAGAAACAAGGTCTATACTAATCATACGACTATAAATTCTCCGAACAATCGGAAGCATCTGAGTAGTAAACGTAGGAGCATCACTTGAAAGCGTAAAATCAGTTTCAGTTAACTGCTTGTCCAACCGCATAAATTCCATACCAAGTGCTTCGTGTGCTTCTTTTCCTTTCAACCAATCGATTGTGTTCCCGTAAAGAACCTCTTGCACTGAAAGAGTTCTTCCAGTTTTTCTATCCCGTGCTGGTGATGGTATAGCAACATTTTCTTTCTCATCCAGCTTGACCATTCGATCTTTCTGCTCTTCTAAATACTTTTCTATAGTCTCAGTTAAAAACACTTTTATCCCCTCTATTATTCTCCAAGGATATCTTTCTTGAATTCTTCGAAAGTACCTTTGTATCCAGAGTTTACAGCCTCTTGGAACTGCCTCTGATCTTTAATTTCTTTTTCTTCTTTATTCTCTTTACTTTCACCTTCTGGGTCTTTTATGTGACCCTTTTCATCGAATCCACTCTTCTTTGCATTGGCTTTCTTAGCTTCAGTAATGTAGTTGGAAATTTTATTGTAAGTCGCTTTAACCACTTCTTCCACTTCCTCTTCTGATCCAATATTAATCCTACCATCTTCTGATAGTAAATCTTTTTTCACCAGAACAGCATAATTCTTGTATTCGTCTTTTTCTAACTCCTTGTCCAACTTAGAGGACAGTTTTTCCTGTAGTTCCCTGTCCTGTTTTTCTTCTTCAAGTTTCTTCTTCTCTTCCTCTATAGTTTTCAATTTCTTCTCCAACTTTTCTATCTTCTTTTTCTCATCATTGTCACCAGATCCTTTAGTATCTTCATCTTTTTTCTGATCTTCTGGTATAACTCCTTCAAGTGCACTGTAGTCACTTACAAAAGAAGTAAACTTTTCATCTCTCACTTTGATAGCTTCATCTTTTTCTTTTATAGTAGCTTCATAAGTCTCTTTCAAGTCGTCAGCAAGTTTCGCAGCTTTCTCTTTAACAGCTTCGTCTAGTTCTTTCTCCAACTCATCCTTCTTAGCTTCAATAGCTTCATCCTCTATCTTTCTAACCAGATCAGGATACGCTTCCCTCAAAGCCTCAATGGATTCAATTTTCTTCACTTTTTTATCCACTTTTCTACCTCTTCCATTAGATATATCTTCTAAGGAACTAGCCTTATTAAACTGTTCCTCTAGTATACGCATTTCTTCCATGACTTTCTCGTTTCCAGTACCGGTCACAGAAGGGCTAATAACCCAGTCTCCTGGAGAAACCAGATCATAGTCATCATTCACATCTAAAAATGTGATTTCTTTTCCACCAACTTTTTCTTTAGTTTCTGTTACTGTACCAAACCCTCTAGAACTTAACCCAATTTTTCCGTTCTTTATAAGAGTTTGAATATCCTTACCTTTCTGAGTAGGGAGAACTGTAAGATCACCTCCGCAATGTCCTTTCTCATCTATCCAAACACGATTCCACTTGTGGGTAACATCACTAGTTTCCCCTAGTCCGTCGGATGGATGGTAAGCACATCCCCAAACAGTCTCACCACGATTTATACGTTCCATAATCTTACGAACTTCCCTCTCCAAAAGTTCTCTACGATATCTACGATTATTGTTATTAATTGTACCAGCCTGTTGCCAGGTAACTCGTACCTGTATTTCTCTATCTTCAGAACTTTCTGAAACTTTCTTTTCCTCAAGTACTTCTACATCCGGTGTTCGGTACTCAAGTATAGTTTGCCTTTTCATTTCTTAGTCTCCTGTAATAAAAACTCAAAAGCATCCATGTTAGCTTTTGCAGTATCAACTAGGTCCTTTGTGGATAGATTTTGTTCTACGTAACTAACTACCTTCTTTACCTCCTTTACTCCTCCAGTAAATTCCACTCCTTGTGTTTTCGTAAACCTATACGGTATTTTGTAATACTGATCTGTTTCCGAGTTATGCGCAATAATTTCTTTATTTGAAAAATCCACTACTAAGTAAGAATCCCCGAGTGCATCCTCTACTGCTGTATTAATAGCCTGTCGTAACGATGGGAATGCTTCCCATAAAACGATACCAGAAACTTGTATAGAATCTTCCCAAGGAGCTTTCCTATCCATTTTATGATAGTACTTTTGTAGAATATTTTTAATTTTACTCTTATCGCTACTTGGTATACTAACTCCACCTCTGGCTCCTCGCATAACCCCACCAGCCGCCATCACTGCTTTTGGAACTACTTTTAACACTCCTCCGATAACGTCAGCTATAGGTAGTTTATAGGAACCAAAATTTTCAGGGTCCTTCACATCATACCAAAGAAATGCCTTTCTATACTTTGCCCAGTCAATTTTATCTTTGTCTCCTCCTGCCCATTTTCTAACTCTTTCCTTTGCCGCAGCAGCATCCCACTTCACTTTAACATCTGCAAAAGGAAGGTTTCCATAGGATACCACACCTTCTTGAACCTCCAATTTCCTCCTTCTCAAAGCCGCAACTATTGTCCCTAACATTCTCCTATCCTCCTCCTTCTTAGCTTTTCTCCATATACTATTACATATAGCATACCTCTGACTCCTATCAGGGTACTCGTCATTCATTACTTTGTCTCCCATACAACGACCCAAGAAACTTTCTCTCTTCTCAGGTCCTCGTACTGTAGGCAAAGGCATTACATCTTCTCCTTTTCCATTAGAAGTTCTTTCTTCAAGTCTTTTTTTCTAGTACCCGACTGTGTCTTCCATTTTATGTGGAAGCAATTTTCCAACCTAGCCACGTGCTCTTGCCCTTCTTCATCAATTATAGTATGCTCGTCCCCCCTGTTGATCACAATCTTAGGATGCTCAATCTTTATGTTTTCTCCTTTTGGATACCGGTATAACATGTAAATGAAATTACTTACATCAACCTCCTTACCAATAGGAAAAGTTTTTTCAATCGTTTCTTCTTGTACTTTCATTCGTATTATCTCCTTTTATTAGAATCATACTTCTTTCTTGTATAGTCCTTATACAAATTACTAGGAATATGTATATCCTGTACACTTTCCAACCCATAATTCTTACGCCATACAAAGAACTGGGCAGTTTTAGTTGTTTTAACATATCCTTTTGCAAAATGCCAAGCATCAGTACCAGCAATAGATGGAATTACCCTAACTACTACTGAACCATAAGCACTAGCAGAATTAAAAATCATTTCATTCTTACTATGCGTATGCCCCATATGTATTTCTCTATACTGGTTCGGTTTCCATAAGTCTGAAGCTTCATCTGCCATTAGTCCTGGTAACTGATAATGTTTAGCTCTAACTAATTCACAACCATGTAGGAAACCAATCAAGTTTTTTCCATATACTTTATACTTTCGAATCTTGGGTGATGTATCCACTTCTACTCTAGTATCTTCTTTATACCAAGCATCTAGTATACGGAGAAGATAGAAACTTGTTTGTGGGTCATGATTACCCGGAATCCAGAAAAGCTTCACAGGCGCAACCACTTTTAACCTTTCAATACTATCAATCAACATATACTGCCCTTGCTCAATAATCTTCGCTAATCTACTATCCACATCTAAAAGATTCCTATTAGTAGGGGTTTGGTTAGTAAAATCGTTTACATGGAAGAAGTCGTTCCCTATAGGAAAAAGGAAGTAGTCGATATCCATTCCTTCAACTCTATGTAGTAGTTGATCAATAGCATTTGCATAAACTTTCCTGCCTATAGTAAGATCATAATCCTCCCCTGTTTCCTCTGCCCAAGCTAGTGATGCAAAATGCACATCGTAAAGTGCCACTTCAATCATTCTACTCCCCAATACCCTTGTTGTGGGAAGTTTAGAAGTAGGTCTTTTAAGATTAGCAATATTTTTTTCTATATTCTTGATAGCTATTTCTAAAGGTTCGGGAACTCTTAGTCTCCACCATATTTTAAACTGGTGATTCGTATAAGTCTGCCCATTCTTGTTGGTTACATCCCAACTATTCGTAACAAACCGGTCTACGTAGTAGTTAACTAAGTCAATTCCCCCTGCATCTATTACTCGTTTAAATTTTGGATTCTCAAGTAAGTCTTGAAAACTTATTTCTTCCCCTTTCTCAGTCTTTATTCGTACTTCTGCCGTTAAGCCTTTCGACGTTTTTGAAATCTCGAATGCTTCTTTCTCCTGCACTTCTTTCTGTATTTTTCTTTTGAATCCTTGAAAACTAATTCCTGCATCTGAAAGTATACTACGAATTGTACTATATCTTACTTTATCCTTATAATACTCCTCCCACAAATCGTAAGGATGCACCTTTCTTTCCGAAACTTGAGTCCGGATAAACTCTCTATCCTTCTCATTAAGTTTACTCATTTACTTTCCTCTCCTTTGTATTGAAAATGGTAAATATCATTCAACCTCCAATCTCCCCCCCAAGTTCCTTTGAAGACTTGCTTCCAAAGTTTCCCTAAGGTTTCGTATTCGTTAGTTCTTTCCCAAACACATTTCCCATCTTTTATTATAACAAGGTCGATAGCAAGCCAATCCTGATGAAAAGATCGTTTCACCTCTCCATCACAATCCGTTACTATCTTCCCAGGTGCTGTGCGCCCTTGAGCATATCGTCTACTCTGTTGCTCCTTTGTACGATGAAAAGCAGTTATAATGAATCTAATCCCCAACGCTTGCGCCATAACTGTAAAAAGAGCAAATTTTTGAAAGAATATAATTCGTTTTATAGTATTACTCATTCGAGAACCCATTCCCCCTCTTCATTCTCTGTGTACCGTTCCCGAAACATAATCCAAGCTCTCTCGTAAGGTACCCCAGAACCTGTTTCCAATGCTTCGTCGTAACATTTGATAAAGTAATTCACTAACTTCTCATCTTTGTTAAATATTCTTCTAAGCGCCTTCTTTCGTTCCTTTGGATGCTCCGGTAAGCCAACTGCTCTATCTCGTCTCTCAGGAGGCAACTTAACTAAAGCATCCTTCCAACTTTCTTGCTCCGATAATCGAATTGCTAATTCTTCTCTTTCTTTCTTATTCATTAAAGCTCCTTCAAAGTCACCATTATAGTATCCTTAAAAGCTTCTTTACCACCATACGATACTGACGATAAAGACTTGTAGGGAATCTTTTCCACCTTTACCACTCTAAATTCTGTATTTTGTATAATTACCTCCTGCTCAGTAGGATGACTCGACAATAGAGAGATATCCAACTCCTTTGTTCTCGTTCTACCAGGATTTAACTTAAATAATATACCATTATTACTATATCTAGCAGCTACTGTTTTTCTAGCAGACCAAGAAGAAACAGTAGTATCTACTGAAAGAACCTCTCCAGGTTTCAACCCTAAAACTCTCTCGTATACATCATCACTTACGTTATTCAATCCTCTCCAAAGGGTCTTGTTAGAGGATACCGAAGAGTATTTCGAAAACATTTCCTCTAAAATATTAGCCTCTTCTATTCTATCGGAGCTAAAAACTTTTGCCCATACTCTTTGTCTTTCTGATTTAGGAACACTAAGTATTTTTCTATACCAAGGAAACTGCAATCTTGTCCATCCATCCACCACGTAAGCTTCTTCACTTGTCACCGTACTTTTTGATATCCCCGGGCCACTTTTCTTGATCATAAAAAGAATATCTTTCTCACCATCTAAAGCAATTTCCATACCCTTAGCATTCTTGAAGAAAAGTTGTCCACCTCTAGATGTTATTATTCCTTTTGCTGAGTAGTCGGCTCTTAGAAGCATCACCTCGTCACCTACTGATAAGGAACTAAACTTTTCTACAAGATCGTATCCTTCATCGGCTGCCTTCTTTGCCATCGCCACCAAATCTTTTACTGATACAGTAGGTTTTACTGTAAACCCTCCTGCCTCCATACGATCTATAATCATTTTGTTAAGTGCTTTACGTTGCCTCATCCAATACATCGTATCGTCACTAAGTTCCATCATCTGTCGTGCTTTATACATACGAGCATACATTGCTTCTAACTCTGTTCGTAGTGGTCCTGTGATATCCTCTCCTTTACGTCCTAGTACACGGGCATAACGACCTGCTGCCATAAGAGCCTCTACTGTTCCACTTCCTGGAGTCTCCACATGAACAGCTTTCGACGGTTCTCTGAACTCAAGATGACAGTGACAATTCATAAGACATCTAGTCCCTCCAGCTCTAGGTGTAGTGGGTAGTTCTTTCCATGTCCATTTACGACTAGCAAGATCGATACAGTCGTGACAAGGTTTTCCCCCACCTAGTATCCAATGCACTTCTAACTCAGTCCCCGCTCCCGCCACCATACCGTTCATGAAGGCGCTTCTGCCAGACTTAGCGTAATACATTGCCCTTTTATCATACGGGTGTCGGGGTATATGATTAGGATCGTCGATATCATTAAGAAAATTTCTCCAATATCGAAGCTCTTCTCTCCGCATGTGATTGAGAAAAGCTTTATCTTTCCTAGTTAATCCAATATCCCTATAATAAGGATTAGCTCCGAATCCAATCTTTACTCCTGTCTTTCCTGGATCAACTCCTATTGCTTGAGTACCGGCAGCAAACATTTCTGTATACCGTCTACCACAAACTTCTTTGAAGGCGTTGACTGCTTGAAGTTTATTGTATGTCCCTGCCCTAAAACGACTATAAATATCAAATACCTCATTCTCAAACGCCTGCATAGCTTTCCGGTAGGCAGCGAACCCTGCCTGCATCATTTCTTTGTCTCTCATACCAAGAAGGAAGAAAGTGTTTGTCTGAGCAGTAGTTACTAAGTCTCTATAAGACACCTGAGTCAGAGCCTTATCGGCTTCCATAAGCTCTGGTACCGCAGACTTCAATAACTCGGAAGCTATGAGCATCGATACTTACCCCTCCCTCTTATACTCATCTAGAAGATTTCTCAGTTTCATTTCAATCATCTTACTTCGCTCTTTTATACTATCACTTTGGGTCAATACTTGAAAAAATACTAACAAGTCCTCCGTCCATTTCTTCACAAAAGTGTCTTCCCTTAAGTAAGTTATTGCCTCTGTACTCTTTTTCAAGTTCTTGTCTCCAATCATATCGCAATCTTCTACCTTTTTTCAAATAACGTCTCGAACGATGTATCCCTGTAGGAGGAGGCATCCTTCTACGAATTCTAAGCACTGTAGGCTTTTCATCTTTCCTATTACTCATCCTTTTTCTTGTTGTCGTCGTTAACAACATCCATATCTTTCATCTTCTGGTCGTACGACATTTTCCAAACCAGAAGCTCTTTTAGATCGGTCAGTATTTGTCGGACTTGCGGGTCCTTACGAACTCTATCGGCAACCTCCGGAGGAAGTTGTTCATACTCAGTCACTCCTGTCATTGGCCCCAGGAACGAGTACTTCTCTATCTCTTTCTCCGACATTTCTAACAAGTATTCTAACACCCATCTCGTATTAACCGCACCAATATCTGATGCTAGAATCTTTGCTACTTGTGCTTTAACTTGAAGCATTTCCCACTTCAACATCTCATCCATTGTACCCATGGCGGGAAACACTATATCCCATTTAAACGCATGAGGGTCGATACCGTTTAGATAGAATATCGTTTCATACACCTTCCTCAGCCCCGGTATCATTATTCGTTGCACCCGACGTACTTGACGAGCAAACTGTACATCAATTTGAGTTAATGTTGCTTTCGACCTAGTTCCTTCCTCCAAAGACACATAAGCTTTAGGAACATTGACTGACATAAGGAATTTGTTTTCCAGATACTTCACGTCGTCGATACGACCAAGGTTCATGTCACCAGAGATAACTTCGATACCTTGCTTCGTCCTCACATTCTCGTCAATCGGAAGAAAGATGTCTTCGTCAGGCAAAGGAGGGGCATCACTACGATCTACTCGTCCCGTACTCCGATCTACTATATCTCTTTTTGTCATGTTCTCTGCCCACTTACGCACGTAAGCCCACTTCTCCTCAGGGCTTAGACCAGTGGTATCTATGTAGTATGCCAGTCGCTGGTATGCTCGGGAGAGCCGTGCAAGCACCAGACTCTCATCTATCCAAAGCAGTTGACGACCTATACGAGAAGGAGCTTTAGCAAAGATACTATGATCGACCCCGTAAACATCTCGTCCTATTTTGAAATGAGTGATTCTCCAATCCTCAAACTTAATTACGTCTCTATCGGAACCAAACTCGTCTCCTATACGTTGATAGTATGGATACTCAGGGTCTTTAAAAACACCCCTTTCATCAACATCGGCAAATATTTGCTTTACCGGCAACGGCTTAAGTTTCAACAGATAGAAAAGTCCGTTCTCGGAACTTTGGCTAAAAACGTTCTCAGTCCAAAGGTCTCCGTCTCTCATAGTATTCCTGACCAGGTCTCTGACTTGGTCTTTCACCCCAGAACGTTGCTCGGAAAACTGAACTACCTCTTCCACTCGTTTCACGTTTGGGGTATTCTTATCTACTACTAGTCGGTAGTTCTCATCGCCACCTATTGAGCCACTAACTACATTGTCAGCGTATACGTTAAGGGCAGCAGACGCCTCTGCTAACTGATCATCCAAGTACCGGTATTTGTCATACTTGTCTGCTCTTCGATTGGAAAAGAACCATTGCTCCTCTCGCTGCTTGGAGCGTAGGTA